GTTTTCATATACTGATAAAAAAGGAAAAACAGTAGAAAAAATAGATAACACAAGAATAAAGTGGAAAACTTGGGAGTATTATTACACAGACCCTACTCCTTGGACTCAAGAAGATATCAATGAGTATATAAAAAATGGAACATTAAACAGTAAAGAATCAAATAAGGCATTAAGACTTATGAAAGAAATGAGAATTCAAGAAAGGACAAAAAATGAAAAGAAAAATGGTAGTGCTGGGCCTAGCGACTATGCTAGTCTTATTATGTAATAAATCTTATGCAGATAATTACTACTATTATAGTCCAGCTCAAGTAATTGCATATCCTATTCCTCAAGTTCAAAATAATTTTTACACAACAAATAATACATACTATACACCAAGATTTAGATATCGTCTGGTTCCTGTTTATAGATATGAATTGGTTAAACCTGCTCCTGTTTATGGTTTTAGTTGGTTAAGACACCCAGTTTATCAACCTGTTACAGAGTGGCAATGGGTTCCTGTTATTAGATAAACACTAAAAGGAGTTTTTAATATGAGTAAAGATATTTGCTCTTTGTTATTTAATCAAATTGATAAGCCTAAAAATTTTGAAATGTGCAAAGCTATAAATATATATGACAACAAATATAGGATCAATATATATACTAGAATACATGATAGTATTTACGACATTGAAAAGAAAAGAATAACACAAAGCTATTTTGCAAAACTGAAAGATAACGAGTTAATTATTATAGCATGATTGGTATTTTTACGATTATCTTAATTTGCCTCTTGACTACAGTGGGTTCATTGAGTATAATAATATCGTTAGTAACTGAGCGAGAATATTTTTCACAATATATTCCAACCCAACCGACTCTAAACGCCACAAATAAGCATAATGAGTTGGATAAAGATATTGTAAAATATTTTGCATCAGATTATTTTGCAGAGGATAATTAAAAATTATGAGGATTCAAATGAATAATCTACCAAGAAAATGGATCTCAACAAGATATTTACTTCCAGATGAAGGACAGAAGATTTATTATTTCTGTGATTTTTTAGGTATATTTAGGGGTGAATATCATTTAGAAAAAAATAGAGTTGCTATTGCACTTAGTCCTCATATTTTTATTAGTAATCATGGCAAACTAGATATTGATGAAGTTACATACTGGATGCCATACGATCACTCTCTTAGAGATATGATCCCACTACCTCCAGATTATAAAAAGTCTGATATAGAAACCGACCAATACCACCAAGACAGATATGGTGAAGTGGTAGAAATACCAGAACAACACAGACAATTAGTTTTTAGTTATGAAATTATAGGAGAAATTTAATGAATAGATTTATTAGAGCATTAGAAGCAAAATACCAAGCAAATATAGAGGAGGCACTTGCTACACTAGATTTGTACCTAAATAAAGCAGTTGGTGTTGGAGAACATCCAGATGTTTTAGATGTACTAGATAAATACATGTCTATTTTGGATGAAAATAAATCGAAACTAGAAACATTAAGATCTTTGTTTCTTCCAGTAAATGAACCTGTAGACAATGTGGTGTCAGAGCAAAAGTAATTTTAAATTTTTTAGCTTAGTTTTCATAATATTTTTTTGCTCTAGGTTATGCAGTAGCAATATTGCTGCCCTAGAGTTGACATTTGTATTGGATATGTTATACTGTGTTTGGAGTACAATATGAAGCAAGAACACATTGACCTTATTGACGAATGGTGCAACATTCTGGAAATTAAAACCAACAAAGATGTACCTGCTGTTAATAAAACTTACTTTTGGTTTAAGATTAACAAGAAATATACTAGGATAGTTAAGGTTGACGGTTGGGAACAACAAGAAACTGTTCATGCCTTTGTAGATAATAAAACCTTGGATGTTTATAAAGCAGCAAGTTGGAAGTCTCCAGTAAAAGATGCTAGATATAATTTAATCACTACTTATTACAAACTACTAAATGACTGCGAATGGACAGGCGGCTATTTATACAAATCGGGAGTTAAAAAGGTAAAAGCATATGGTTGCTAGTGAAGTTAAAAGAGAGGTTAAGTATCTAGAAAAAAAAGAAAAAATCAAAAATCTTTTGGAAACTTTTGGATATGAAAATATTCTTAGATACATGATAGAAGATTTGGACAATATAGAAGATATAAATACTAGTCAAAGTATGTATTTATTTAGACTAATATCGTGTTTAGAAGATGCTTTAGAAACCTATCCAAGAATTAAAAATGTCTAAAGAAACTAAGCCACTTAAATACTTATCTGTTCTGCCAGAAAAGAAAAAGCAAATAGCAAATATTTACAAAGAATATCAGGTTACAGAATATATAGAACAACTATACGATCTTATAGACTATCAAATGAAAATAATTAATGACCAACGTAAACAAATTATTGCTGATAAACATAAAGAAGCCTGGAAGCATTATTATAAATCTTTAGACGAATACAACAAATCTTAATATAGATATTTACCAAAGAAGAAATTGAAGCAAGGAAATGTTGATGAAGTGGACAGCAGTTAAAAGTTGGGCTAAAGATCATGGATATACAACTTTTAGAGAAAAAACCGATAGAGTTGACAATCCTAATGAATATGATTATTATTGGGGCAAGACAGATGATCCTGCTGTAACTGGTTGTTCTATTAGCGTAAGTAATCTGGCAAAAGACATTTATAACCACATAACAGATAATAAATTTATTGAACATCAACAACAATATAGAGACTCATTATCTACACAGGACATAAAACATGACACAGGATTCCGAATCTGAAGAAGTAAAAACTCAGAGCATAACAGTATCTACAATTCTAGGCAAGGCTGTTGAAGCTATCGTCGCTTATATTACGATATGGTTTTTTAAACCTTTATGGGATAAACTAATAAAATGGTGGAACAAAAATGAATAACACAGTAGAGTTGATAGGGTATTATGGTAATGATAAAATACATGCTTGTAGTGCGTGGACTAGCACATCTAGAGATTTATCAGAAGATAAAATAAGCAGAATAGATAAGCTACTAAATATGTTAGCTAAAGAAGGACATCACACACCATTTGAAAAATCTTATTTACATTTTTTAGTAACAACAGATATTGCTTCTCATATTCATATTATTAAGCACAGAATAGGAGTTAGTGTGAATGGAGAATCTGCTAGATATAAAGAAATAAAAGAGGATAAATATTTGATTCCAGAGGACTGGCCCGAACTTTGGAAGCAACATTTAGAAAACTATACAAAAGAAGGACTAAGACTATATCATGATTGCTTAAATGATTTGGTAGATAATTATGGTATGGATCGTAAAAGAGCAAAAGAATCTGCTAGATTTTTTAGGGGTTATAACACACAGATAACAGCAGATGTTAGTTTTAACTGGAGAAGTTTTTATCATTTTCAATCACTGAGAAACAAATCTAATGCTCAAAAAGAAATAAGAGACATAGCTGAACAAATGTTGCATTTAGTTAAAAATATAAAAGATAATCCCTTTAAACATACCCTTGATGCCTTTGGTCTTTAAAACTCAAGTTGACACGGCGCTTCAGTCGATATATAATAGTGGGCAAGGAGCCAATTTATGATTAAGCCGGGGTTGTGTTGCATTTCTCTTGAACTTAAAGAGCAGGGCTATAGTTTTCAAACCATGACCTATAAGCGTTTCTCCTGTTTGCCAAGAGATGAAGCCTTAGATATTTTAGGTTGTCGTATACTCAACAATATGCAGGTCACAGATGCTACAATACAACACTGTGCGAATAACGATTATTGTTATCGCATTAGCAGTGATCTATTTCCTCTCATTACTTATACTGACGCCAATATTGCTTTGGATCAACTGCCGAATTATGAAGCAATAGAGCAATCGTTTGATGCTATAGCCAAAACAATTAGAGAAACAAATGTTCGCATATCAGTTCATCCAAGTGAATATGTTGTATTAGCATCTACGAACCAAGATGCTGTAGAGCGTTCAATTACAGAACTAAATTTTTACAGTAATTTTCTTGACAGGATTGGTTGTCCTTCCGATTATAATTCTCCTATGAATTTACATATCAATAATAGACAAGGAAGCAACGATGAGGTTGTAAATAGGTTTATTAAAAATTACAATAGACTTGACGATAATTGTCGCAATCGTCTAGTGATAGAAAATGACGATAAACTTAATTGTTGGTCTGTAAAGCAACTAGTAGAGGATTTCCACCCCAAGACTAATATCCCAATCACCTTCGACTATCTTCACCACGCTTGTCATCCAGAAGGTTGGACTGAACAACAAGCACTAGAAGAATGTTATATGACATGGGGTTATTATAGACCATTATTTCACTACAGTGAAAATATTCCAGACCATCCAAATCCTCGTAAACACGCAGACTATGCTACTAAAGAAATTAATACATATGGACTAGATTTCGACTTAGATTTTGAGGTTAAGGCAAAATGTCGTGCTATCTCTCACTATCTGGAACTTTATCCGACTTTCGCAGGTTATCCTTCTCAAATGGTTGCACTTTAGATGAGTGGATGGCTCATATTATTCACTGGGTGTATATATCTATGGGTGTCTATAGAGCAGGCACATAAAGGTAATTGGGGTATGTGTATAGCTTATTGTGGTTATGCTTTCGCAAATATTGGACTTTATATGTTAGCATCTAAATAGGAGTAAGTACCATGCAAGAACCAGTAAGATTATCTCTGACAACTGGAGAACCACATAAGGATAACATAAAACATTATCCTCTTCCAAGCATTGAACAAGAACTTTGGGACACAATTCAAGAACAAAAAAATGAGAGAGAAGATAATAAGGAAAGCAATAAAGATTAGCTACGACAAATTCAAGCCCAACCCTTATCAAAGAAGATATCATTATGCCTTTGCTTTTGACGGTAAGAAAATAATTGGGTTTGCTAAAAACAACCCTATTAAAGTTAATGCAAAGGCTTATAGGATGGGCCAAAAATTTAATATCCAAACCTACTTAGATTTTCCTTTTTCACATGCTGAATCTCATCTTATTTCTCAACTACTTGATACATATAACTCCATTCGTTCTGATTGGTCATTGGTTGTATTACGAATTAATAGACAGGGGAAAATACTACTAAGTAAACCGTGCCAAAATTGTCAAAAAATTCTTGATGCTGTAGGCTTTAAAAAAGTATATTGGAGTATTGATAAGAATAATTTTGCTACTAATAATAGGATAATAGAGTTATGTCAACGTTAATAACAGGAAGTACAGGACTACTGGGTTCTGCATTAAAAGGCTTCTTTCCTAATGCAATATATGTATCGTCTAAAAACGCTAATCTAGTTGATGTAGATAATACATTTCGACTAATACAAACATATAAACCAGACTGCGTTATTCATTTAGCAGCAAATGTTGGTGGTCTTTTTAAGAATATGAGAGACAATGCTGGCATGTTTTCTAGTAATTTGAGAATGAATACCAATATAGTCGATGCTTGTGTAGAAAATAAAGTTACAAAATTTATAGGGTGTTTATCTACTTGCGTATTTCCAGCAAAGGTGGAGTATCCTATATATGAAAATATGCTACATGATGGTGAGCCTCATGATTCTAATTTTGGATATGCTTATGCAAAAAGGATGATGGAAGTTCACTGTAGGGCGGTTTCGGAACAGTATGGATATAAATACAAGTGTGTAATTCCTACAAATATTTATGGGCCACACGATAACTTTAGTTTAACGGATGGTCACGTTATTCCTGCTCTAATTCATAAGGCATATATTGCACAGAGGAATGGAACTAATTTCTCTGTTGCTGGTAGTGGATTACCAGAGAGACAGTTTATTTATTCGGCAGATTTAGCACATTTGATCTATAAACTAAACCATCATATGTACGATTGGGTTTCTCCCATGACTATTGCAGAAGAAAAAGAATATAGCATATATTATGTAGCAAAAATTATTGGTGAATATTTTGGAGTGTGGGAAAGAACTGGATTTGATAACAGTCTACCAGATGGTCAACATAAAAAGTATGCTGATAATGAAAGACTCAAGAGATATATTGATGATTTTAAATTTACTCCATTAGAAATTGGACTGAGAAATACTATGGATTGGTTCGTTAAAAATTACGACAAAGCAAGAAAATAATTCAAGCGAGGCTTGACAAACACCGATACTAGTGATATACTAGAGGAAATCAATCTTTCACAGGAGACTAAGGATGCCAAAGGGTAAGAAAACTTGCGACAATTGCGGAACTATGACAGGCCCAAGGGCATATATGTGTTCTAATTGCAATACCCCATTTACTTTCGCTGTTCAAAGCAGAGAAAAGAAAAACACTAGGATTATTCGTGAATTTAACTGGAGAGAACTTGAAGCGGGAGAAAAAATCAAGGCTACTGGTGGCCCTTATTATGTGAGAGGTGCTGATTTTATTCCAATGGGATATCGTGGAAAGTTTACGGTTATGAGTCTTGATGACGAAGGAATTCTGGCTTATTCTGATAAGGGTGGGTATTGCCATATTTATATGGGCAAGGATAAACAGTGTCCAGAAACTAAAATGTGGAAAACCAAACACAAACTTATTAAACTAAAAATCAAGAACCCACAATTGGTGTAGTCTTCTCTAGGAGAAAATTATGCCACCAAACAAAAAACACAAAGATAAAGATAGTGTTAGAACTATTGAAACGCCAAGTGCGTTTGGTTCTCACTCAAACATGGTTGTAGACATTAGTGAATACAACCACAATATACCAAAAGATAAGATTATTTGTCAGGATGAAAGGGGATACTATGTCACCTATAAGAATAGGATTGACAATGGATTATCCGATCCTTGCAGGTATGCTTGTCCACTGTGCAGATTTAACAACCTAAATATTATTTTCTCCAGTTGGGACATTTTAAGAAAATAACTCAAGGACTTGACAACCAACGGTCGATAATATATATTAGAACAAGTAGGGGTTGATTGGTGGCGATTCAAGCCCTTTGGTAACTAAGCCACAACTAGAGGATTTAATTATGACGAAGCAGGATCGTGTTATTAACTATCTTTCAAGAGGTCGGACTCTTAGCCAAGATAGTGCAGCGTCAATGTTCGATGTGGGTAATCTACGAGCTACGGTAAGCGACATTAAGCCTATCGTTTCAAAGCGTGGATTTAAGGTTCATCGAACGGTTGGTCGTAATGGCGAAACTCGTTATGGTCTTACTCCAAAGGCAACGCGATGTAGACACAGTTCTACAACGTGATAAATAAAAGGTCTTAGGTAAAACTAAGACCAAAAGCCCACATAGTATAATGGTTATTACAGTTGATTTGTAATCATCGGATGGGGGTTCGATTCCCTCTGCGGGCTTTACGGGGTCGTCTAAAGGTAAGACAGCAGATTTTGGTTCTGCTTATCGGAGTTCAAGTCTCTGCCCCGTAGTTTTTGTGAGGTAGCATAAAGGTAATGCCGCAAACTGTTAATTTGTTTTATGTCAGTTCAAATCTGACCCTCACAGCTTAAAAATTCAAGTCCAAAGGGTTGACAAGACGATAACATATGGTAGAATGAGATAACAAGCGAGTGTGCGGGTGGTGTCCCCGCAGCGGATCTTATAAGTCCGTGGTTTATCCAATCCGGGTTCAATTCCCGGCACTCGTACTAGTGTTTATATTTACCTTCTGGGGGTGTAGCCAAGCGGTCTAAGGCATTCGACTTTTAATCGAAGGATTCGTGAGTTCGAATCTCACCGCCCCTACTTTCTATAACTTTTTTTAGTTCATTAATACAACCTATTACGTTTTCTTTAACTTGTTTTGCTGTAAATCTTTTTACTATCCAACCGTTAGATTTACTAAAATTATCACGACGAGCATCTATATTTTTTACTTTATTAGTATTATGTGTAGCCCCATCAATTTCAACGTCGATCTTTAAATCAAGAAAAGCAAAATCGTATTGATATAAACCAACCCTGTAATTATATTCCCAACCAGTAATATTACTCGATATTAATGCGTTTTGAAAAATTTTTTCCGGATAACTTTGCTTAGAACTGTGATTAACTAAATAAGGAACCTTATCAGGATTTTCTTCTAAGTATTTTATTCTTGCTTTAGAAATTTTTTGTTTTGTTGCTTCTGAATGAGTTCTTTTGTGTTTTTTATTATATAGAATTTGTGCATCTGACATATTACGAGATTTAAATCTTCCATTCTTTACGGCTGATAAAATTGTGGCTTGGCATACTCCAAAGTGATTAGTAATATCTCTCCAAGTATGTCCTTGATCATAAAATTTTTGTATTTCTACCCAGTTATATTTTGTTTTATTCATAGCAATGATCTCATAAAATAAAATTAAACATAAGACTATTACTTTATACACCATACTCGCCAAAAGGAGGAAATTATGAGTTGACAAAACGGTTGAGGGGTGGTATAATTTAGTCTGTAGATGTTCGATTGTGTTGATAGGAGAAAAGTATGGAAGATTACAACTGGGAATATGTAGATGATAATTCTGTTGATTATCTTGACTCCATGACAGAAAGCGCATACTATGCAGATGAAAAGAACGAGTGGGAAAAATACTATTACGAAATTCATGAAGAAATCGAATATTAATGCAAACCCCTGTTTCTGAACAACTCATAAATAGAAGAACAGAAGATGGTAGTTGGTTACAGGGATGTGATCATACTACGATTCTTCTTAATCCTAAGATCAGAAATAAAATTATACTACAGTGCGTTGATGTTCTCAGATCATATTCAGACAATTTTGATTCTATTGCTTGCTGTGGAATTAGTGGATTGTTGGTAGTTCCGCAAATTTCTGAACTACTTAAAAAAAATATTATTGTTGTTCGTAAAAAAAACGACAAAAGATATTCGCCTTTTCAGTATGAAGGAGTAGTTCCTAAAAAATATGTGATTATTGACGATCTTATTTGTAGTGGTAAAACAGTTAAACATATTATTAAAACCATTAGTGATGATTGTGTAAGAGCAGAATGTATCGGAATTTATTGCTTTCTAAAAGATAAGTGTGCATATAAATCAGATCACCCCTTGTGCAAAAGAGACTTAGGAATAGAATATTTATGAAAATTAATAATGATCCAAAACTAGATTTTGATGATGTTTTGCTTGTGCCACAAAGATCAAAAACAGCATCAAGAAAAGAAGTAGAATTAAATAGAAATTTTTCTTTCTATCATTCAACTAGAACTTGGTCTGGTATTCCTATTTTTGCAGCGAATATGGATACCACCGGAACTTTTGCTATGTCTAATAAGCTAAGAGAATATAATCTGCCAACGTGTATTCACAAACATTACGAAATAGACACATTAAAAAATGAACTACTCTATCCAGACCATCAATGGTGGAGTATGGGAATTAAGGATAGCGACGTAACAAAGCTAGTAAGGTTTGTAGAACACACTGGTTATGTTCCAAATCTATGTATTGATGTAGCAAATGGTTATACTGATGATTTTGTAAACTTTTGCAATATGATTAGAGAAAGATGTTTAACACAATGGAGCTTCAATTCTCCCATCATTATGGCTGGTAACGTATGCACTCCAGAAATGGTTCAAGAAATTATTCTGCATGGTGGAGTAGATATTGTTAAGATTGGTATTGGCCCCGGCAGTGCTTGCACTACGAGGCTTAAAACTGGATGTTTTACGGCAGATTCAAAAGTCAACACATCATCTGGCCCGAAGAACATAAAGGATGTTAGCGTTGGAGAATTGGTATTGACACACGATGGCACATATCAGCCCGTAACAAATATTCATAATAATGGGTTCAAGGATAATCTTGTTGAAATAAATGGAATAACTTGTACAGACGATCATGAATTCTATGTTGTCAACAAGTCTGATCAAGACAAGATTACTGAGTATAATATTCACGACTTTGCATATTGGCTAGAAGCAAAAAATATTTCCGAAGAAAATCATTTTATCATAGAAATTCTTTGATGAACATATTGTAAAATTGTGTATAAATTGGTGATAAGAAACCTTATTTATATACGGAGATACAAATGTCAAAATCAAATTATAATCTATGTGAACAAGAAGTGAGAGATTTACTTAAAAAAGAAAAAAATGCTGACTATATTGCTGAATTCTATGGGTGTAGCAAGAGTTTAGTATACTCTTTTTGCAAGCAAAATAATATTGACTGGCCTAAGCTGAATTTAGTAGGTTATAAATACCATTGGTTGGAAGTAGTTAAAAAAAGTGGATCTAAAAATGGACAAGTTTATTGGATATGCAAATGTAAATGCGACAAGGAAATAGAACTACCCACAAAAACCATAACAAGAAACGAAAGAAAATCCTGTGGTTGCTGGATGAAAAGTAAGCAATACAGCAGAAGTCATTATTTATGGAGTGGCTATGGAGACATACATGGAAAATGGTGGGGTAATATTAAGAGGGGTGCTGCAAAACGTTTTCACAAGTTTGAATTAGATATAGAAGATGCTTGGAATTTATTTTTACAACAGGATCGTAAGTGCGCATATAGTGGCGTTGTTTTAAAATTTGCCTTAACAATGAAAGGATCTTCGGATACTACAGCATCTTTAGATAGGATAGATTCAAGCAAAGGTTATACACTTGATAATGTTCAATGGGTTCATAAAACTGTTAATATAATGAAACAGGGACTGTCTGATAAAGATTTTAAATACTGGATTAAAACAATAGGAGATAATCTTGAAATTCAAACTAACGGAAGTCACAAAAAAAGAAGTTAATATTTCTCAGGAAATGTTTGACCTTACTGTAGAAAACAATCATTCATACTGTGTAGGCTTAGAAAAAATAATTGTACACAATTGTGGATATCCTCAACTATCTGCTATAATGGAGTGTTCACATGCTGCTCATGGTTTAAGGGCTGGTAAAAGTAGACTTGGATTAATTTGTGCTGACGGGGGTTGCAGAAACCCATCGGATGTATCAAAAGCATTTGCTGCCGGTGCAGATTTTTTGATGTTGGGTGGTATGCTGGCGGGAGCAGATGAGTGTGAAGGAGACTGGGAATATGAGTATAAATGCGAAAGTAAGCCAGACAATATTGTGAATAAAACCTTAACTTGGTGGCAACCTATTGATCCTGGCAATAATGCAGAAAAAAGAAAGAAAACCTTAAAGTTTTATGGTATGTCATCACATAATGCTCAACAAAAATATGGAGGTATACAAAATTATAGAACAAGTGAAGGAAGAACTAAAACCATACCATATAAAGGATCTGCTTCTATTGTAGTAGAAGATATTCTTGGGGGATTAAGAAGTTCTTGTGCTTATATCGGAGCAACCTGCCTAAAAGACATGAATAAATGTGCAGAGTTTAATATTGTAAACAGAACTCATTTTGATCAAAGTTTGTAATGCCAAGAAAGATTTGTATTTATTGTAAAAAAAGAAAGAACTTAAAATCTTTTCCTAAGCACATTAAGTATAAGGATGAATTAGATACCAGATGTAGACAATGTATAAAAAAATCTTCTAAGCTATTAAGTAAACTTAGAAAACATGCACCACCCAAACCAGCAAGATGCGAAATTTGCAATAAGGCTAAACCACTTAATCTAGATCATTGTAGAATATCAAAAAAAATTAGAGGATGGTTGTGTACAGAATGTAATACTGGACTAGGTAAACTGGGCGATAATATTGAAGGAGTAGTAAAAACTTTCAATTATCTTTATAAAAAGGGGTAATAATATTTATCGGGCTGGTAATGGTGTCGATTGGATAATTATTTTTATGATTAGCAAGTAGTGGTTGATCGACAGGCCACTTTAAAAGTCGATTAAAAACGCTTTAACTGGCGAAACTCAGTTAGCACTCGCCGCTTAATTATAGCGGTGACGATCTTCGGAAGCGATGAAGGTAGCGTCCAAAAGATCGTTGTAAAATCCTTTCGCTCCTATCATAATCGACGGGTGGTAGGCTAAGATTTGTCGATAGGATTGGTGAATGTTGTTCATTCTTTAGCCAATTCCAAAATTTTATGAATGAAATAAACTTGTAGAAGTTATAAAAAGATTATTACAACACGCAAGTTCGACTCTTGCCCAGTCCACTTATGAAAATTAAACTACTTTTAATACTACTGGCATTTTATTTTTTTGATACAATAACTAGCCATCCAGTATTTTTATTCATAACAGACAATAGACCCAAAATAATAACCTATTGGAATATCTCTCCAAGTATTATTCACATAGATATAATTGCCGATAAACCAATTATTTCACCAAAAGCCATATCTTATGAGTCAATAAACATATTCTTTTTCCCTAAAGATTTTACATTAATACATACAATAAGTATTACTAATTATAAAACAAAAGAAATATAGCCGGTGTATTCTAACCTTAGATATCAAAGAAAGGTTGGAATATTATGTTGATAAAAAAATCTATTGATCATCTAAAACACAACAGTATGACATATGTGGAGCATCTAAAGTTTGCTTTTTTTCACGGATTAAGATGTTTAAAAGCTGGCGTCTTACTAATAATTCATTCAATAATTCCAGCGCTATTTCCAAAAACTGGATCAAAATTAGTTAATAAACTCAATAAAGATTTTACTGAACATAATGATTGGCTTGAACTAAAGGCTAAAATGGAAGCATTTAAAAACATATACAAATCAAATGACTAAACAAACAGAAATAAAAGTATTGTCTTTAGAACTACAACAACAAGAAGTAATTGCAAATAATTTACAAAAGAAAATAGGCAGATACGAAAAAGCAAATTCTATCGTTAAAAATACTATTGCTCAACAAGACATTGATGATCTAAAAACAGAACTAGAAACAGCGGAACTGCAAAAAGAAATTTTGTCATCAAAAATAAAATCTCTCCAAGACTAAAGATTATGCTTGACAACTGCCGATAGATAGGATATACTTGGGGGAAACACAGGAGGAACTACAATGACGCATGATTTTCATTATGTTTGGGGGATGGTGCGTGACCTTAGGGCTACAAGTAGCACTATTGATAAGCAGGGGATTATTGAAGATTATTGCAATCACGATAGTGAAGCAGCAGAATTTACCAAGAATATTCTTCTCTACACATACCATCCTCTTTGGCAATATAATGTCACTAGCGATAATCTCAAGAAGAAATCTCATCTTAGAGGTAAAGATTTCGGAGATATTTTCTTTTTGCTCAATGCACTAAAAGACCGTCAGGTTACTGGTCACGATGCTATTGGGGCTGTAAATTCTTTCGTTGATCTTTATCCAGACTATGAGGAACTCGTTCACTGTATCATCGACAAAGACTTGAAAACCCGTGCTGGCGACAAGATTATTAACAAGGCTATTCCAGATCATATTCCAGAGTTTAGTGTTGCTCTTGCTGATAAATATGATCCTAATATTGTAGATTGGAAAGATCGTTGGTTTGTCTCACGTAAACTAGACGGGTTAAGACTAATAGCCATAGTAGACAATCATGGAAATGCTTCTTTTTATTCTAGAACAGGTAAAAGTTTTAATACTTTGAGTGTTGTGGCTGATGGCATTAAAACTCTAGGTATTACTAATGTTGTATTTGACGGTGAACTATGCTTGATTGATGAAGATGGTAATGAAGATTTTCAAGGCATTATGAAAGAGATTCGTAAGAAAGATCATAATATTAGTAATCCTTCATATAAAATATTCGATTGTTTATCTCACAATGAATTTTATTCTAAAAAAAGCACCAGACTTCTTTCAGAAAGACTTAATAATCTAGACCTTATTCTAGAAAAAAATGAATGTCCTTGTCTGAGTGTTCTTGAACAAGATAGGGTTGAGGACGATAATGATTTTGACCAATGGATTGAAAAGTCTACAAAAGAAAAATATGAAGGACTTATGCTGCGTAAAGACGCTCCATATAAAGGCAAACGGTCTAAAGACCTTTTAAAGTATAAAGCCTTTAACGATGACGAATACGAGGTTGTAGGGGTAGAGAATGGGCCATTCCGATATGTAAAGAATGGTGCAGAATATGAGGAAGAGATGTTAAGTTGTGTATATATTTCTCATAAAGATCATCTTGTCAGAGTTGGTAGTGGATTTACTATAGAAGAAAGACAAGATTTTTATCAAGATAAGAATAAGATATTAGGTAAGGTAATTCAGGTACAATACTTTGAAGAAACTAAAAACCAAGATGGTGGTATTAGTCTAAGGTTTCCTACTTTTAAATACCTATATGGAGATGCTAGAACTGTATAACGCATTGAATAAATGACTAAACTAACAATAGGTATGTCTACATATGATGATTACGATGGAGTTTACTTTTCCATAGTGGCATTGAAACTATATCAAAATCTACCACAAAATACAGAAATTTTAGTTATAGACAACAATCCTATGAGTCAACATGGCCCATTTGTGAAACAGCTATGCCAAGCAACAAATGCAAAATATGATACATACACAGAAAAAAAGAGTACAAGCGTCAGAGAGGAAATTTTCAAAAAAGCAGAGGGAGAGTATGTATTATGTATGGATTCTCATGTTTTATTACACGCTGGAGCTATAGCAAGTTTACTTGATTATTACAATAAAAACCCAGATACTAAAGATATAATATCTGGGCCTCTATGCTATGAGGGTGGAGCAATTGCTGCAACCCACATGGATGAAATATGGAGAGATCATATGTATGGAACATGGGGAATAAATGAAGAAGCAATAAAAATTGGAAAACCTTTTAAAACAAGAATGATGGGTCTTGGTATATTTTCTTGTAAAAAATCTAATTGGCCAGGTTTTAATAAAAATTTTATAGGTTTCGGTGGAGAAGAAGGCTATATACACGAAAAAATAAGAAGGAATGGGGGAGAATCCATATGTATTCCACAGCTAAAATGGACTCACAGATTTGGTAGGCCAAACGGTGTAAAATATCCCTTAGCAATAGAAGATAGGATATATAATTATTTCATAGGGTGGTTAGAAATTACAAAAAATCCTAATGATTTTATGATATACAAAATTAGCCAACACTTTAAGGAACAAACAAAAAATCCAGATATGATAAATAAAATCTTTAAAAAAGCTAGGGGAGTAATGTCAATATAATGGTAATCAGTATTGTTCTTTTAGCTAGCAATGGATACTTGCCTCTAGGCATTAGGTTTATCAAAAAATTTTTATACTACTATCGTGGAAATAGTAATGTAAAATTTTATATTTTTGGAAATGAAGATCCTTACCAATATTTGTCTGATGAAGAATCAAAATATGTATCCCCAGTTTATTATAAATGTAGATCTTGGAGTGATGGTGTTTATGCTAAGTACACAAATATTCTTTCATTAAGAAACATTATCTCTAATTATATTTTTTATTTTGATGCAGATACCGATATAGTTTCTCCTTTTGATGAGAAATGGTTTATAGGAGATATGTGTGCCTCAGAACATTTTGATAATAAAATTGGAATGAAAGATCAAAAGCCTTATGATCGTTATGCTAGATCAAGCTGTTATATAGGTTATGACACCAAACTAGATCAGCAGTATTATCATGCACAATTCTTTGGTGGTAAAAAACAAAATATATTGAATTTTTGCACTAAAATAATTGGATTAATAGACAGAAACAAAAAACATAAACATGAACCAATATGGAACGATGAAAGCTATATTAATTTCTATTTTCATAAAAACCCTCCAACTAAAATGATTGAATATAAGAATTTTCAATTCCGTGTGAGTGATAAGGGAGGTATTGAGAATTTGAGAAATCCAAAATTAGATATAACTTTTTTGAAAAAACGCATGATAAAAAATAGAAATAATATATACGACTTGATTGACGGTAGGATAAGCAATATTCTAAAGAACACGACTTGACAAGCCGATACTAGTAGTGTAGAATGGAACGTATCACAGGAATTGCTACTTTTTGGAGACTATGATGGAAACCGTTTTGGAAAAGACTACTAAAAAAACCACCTATTGTCGGAGTCGAGCAGATGAGTTCTTTGCAACATTTCCTAAAGAAAAGATTTCAGCATATAAGGAGTACTGGGAGGGTGTACGACCACAGAATCACGGTGATATTTTTAGGCGCTATCTCTTTGCTTACTGCTCTGTTCATACTAGTTGGAAGGGGAATTGCTACGGTTACAATGCCATTAAAAACTACGAAGAATGGATAGACAACAAAGAAACCTTGCGAGAAAAACTAGCAGGATCAGGAGTAGGGCTTCATAATAATCGCACCAAGTATATTTGGGACTTTGCTGCACAGTTTTGGGCTAATCCTAAAGATTTTTATCTGACCACTAAGAAGTATCACGTTAAGAAGCGTGACGAGATCGTAAACAAGATTATGGGTCTTGGTATGGCAAAGGTTAGTTTTGCTCTTGAAATGATCCATCCAAATGAGGCCCGTACACTATGTTTGGATGTACATATGCTTCGGTTATATGGTATGGAGCATCTGACATATACTAAAAGCAAGGAAGGTATTAGTAAATATAAAAGAGCTGAACGACATTGGATGGTTAATTGTGGCAAGTTGAAAACGCCTTCTTATATTGCTCGGTGTGCTTATTGGGATCATTTGCAGGGCAAGGATGATAGTAGATATTGGTCTTACGTTTTGGAGGCTTAAATGAGTCAGAACGGAAAAGGAGATAAACCAAGACCTGTTAATAAAAAACTATATGATGAAAACTATGAAAAGATTTTTAGAAAGATAAAGGAAAAATGAGTCATACAATATGGGAAGTATTGAGTGTGTGGTGGGTTGTACTTGTTGTTGATTTATCTGTATGGTATTGTTTCTATAGAATAGCAAACAAAAGCAAGATATAATAAACAAATACTTTATGATAAAATATTTTACCATATACGGAGAAAGAAACAGTGGAACTAAATTATTAGAAACAATTATTAGAGAATGTTTTGATTTAGAATTAACCTGGCGTTTTGGATATAAACATTTTTTTGGACATCAAAAACACAAAATAAAACAAGAAAATCGAACATTATTTTTAGGAATAGTAAGAAATCCATATAACTGGATTAATTCTATGATAAAAAGACCATATCATGTTCCAGAAACAAATAGAAAAAACATAAAAAATTTTTTATTCAACGAATGGTATTCTGTGTATGATGAACAAAAGCACGGAAATAATCTTGGTAAAGAAATATATGAAGATAGATATTGGATAAATAATACTCGTCATTGTAATATATTTCAAATGAGACAAAGGAAATTATTGTTCTTAAAAAAAGATATGCCAAATATAGCTAAAAATTATTATTTAGTTAGATACGAGGACTTATGTAAAAACCCTAACAGTACATTGAGCAATATTAATAACATTTTTAGAATACAAAAAAGCGGGCATCTTTGTACACAAATAGAAAAAAAATCAGTGAATATAGAAAAAAGACTAAAACAAATAATAACAAAATATATAAGCTGGACAGAAGAATATATGTTTAATTATAGAGAGGAATAACATGATAGACAATATGAATATCTATGATTACTATCTTATGGTAGTAGGTATAAACCCTAACACTATAACCGAAATAATAAATCAAACAACAATTAGAATATGATAAATATCTTAAAAGAACATCCATACATAAGCCAAGATGTTTCTATTGAACAATATAGTTTTCCGTATCACCATTATGTTTTACACAATGTATTTAATGAAGATATTTATAATCTTATTGTCAACGATTGCATAAAAAATACAAAAAGAACTAAAAGATATTGTGATTTAGAAAATAGTAAAACAGATTATGCTGGTAAATTAGAAAATATTCCAAACGAAAAAATAAAAAAAGGAACAGATTTTTTTACGAGTGATCTTTGGAAAGAATTTAATGAACAAATATTTGATTTGATTCTAACAAAATATATAGCTTTAAGTTTTCATGTTCATGATGCTCCAGCAAAAAAGGGTTTTTTGCACTCAGATTTTAATATTTGCTCTTTTATGAAAACTAAGAAGAAATATCAATTAATAAATGCTCCATATGCTAATGATGAAGACGATGATTTTGTGAAGGTTATGAGGAGCGTTGCTTTTCTTTATTACTTTAATAATAATCCAGAGCTTTCTTTCACTGGCGATGGGGGTACTGATATATTTGACGATAAAAGAAAACTTTTCAACACTATTAAAGCCACAAATAATTCTTTGTTGTGTTTTGAAATAACCCCAATAACATATCATGCTTTTGCTGGTTCGTCATATGATAGATTCGCAATAGTGGGTTGGCTGCACTCAACTCCTGCAAAAGCAATACGCAAAAATATAGACTTAGTAAGAAAAAAATTTAAGCCAGATAATACTTTTTCAGAAAAATGGCCTAATAAAACTTATTGGCCTTTTACTAAAGATGTGGAATTTAACACATTGTTCAATGAAGATGCATATAAAATTGCAAAAGAATTTAATCTACCAATTTTCGAGAAAAAAACAAATATCTTAATATTGGGTGGGACTCAAATGTTTGGTAGGGCATTTGTAGAAAGACTATTAGAAAAAAAGAAAGATATTAATATAACATTAGCAAACAGGAATATTACAAACCCAGAACTTTTCCCGTCTACAGAACATATCTTAATAGACAGAAATAATAAAAAATTATGTAAAGAACTATCAAGACAAATTGAATATGATTTAGTTGTAGATTTTTCTTGCTATAACATTGATCAATTTAAAAATACACATGACTATCTTAGATACAAGAAATATGTTTTTGTATCAACCATTTCTGCTCAAGCAAATTCTATACAAGGAATGAATAATCAAAATCCACTTAAAGAATATGCTATTAAAAAAAGAGAAGTAGAAAACTATATCGTCACACTTGATAACTGTGATGACATAATCATATATAGACCTTGTGCTTTATACGGAAAAAATGATTATACTCAAAGATTTGAAGAAAAAAATGGTAAATTCTACATTAAAAATTCAGACTATTGTGTTTCTGATGATACTTCTGGAATGTATACTCATGTTAACCGTGCTGCTGATATAATATTAAGTATGGTCAAAAAGTGTATATAATATTATTTCAACAAAAGAAGTATTATTATGAAATATATTTTGACTTTTTTACTATTGTCTGTATCAAATCAATGTCTAGCTAAAGAATTAATAGTAGTGGGAGCAAATTGGTGTCGATATTGTGTTCAACAAAAACAATATTTACAAAAAAATCCTAATATTATAGAAGGTTTTGTATACCAATATATTGATATAGATAATAATCCAGAACTAATAGATAAATTAAATATAAAAGTTTATCCTACTTCATTCATTTTTGATGATAATAAAAAAATAGGAGAGCTTAGAGGATTTAGTATTAATAAATTTAAAGAATGGATAAATAAACATGAAAAAAAATAAATATCTTGTTATTTTTGGAACAGATTGGTGTCAACAGTGTACACAGTTAAAAGAATTTATTCAAAACAATACATCAGTTGTAAAGAATTTTAATGTTGATTATTATGATCACGATTCATCTCCATCCAATATTGATGTTGAAGGATATCCAACTATTTTGTTGCTAGAACCGTATGGAGAGACAGATAAATTTATAGAGATAGCTAAGACAACAGGTTTTTCAGAATCACACTTTATGGAATGGTTAAAATATTATGATTAGTAAATTACAAAAAAACAAAAAAAACGGGATGATCTTTGGAGTTTGTGCAGGACTGGCTGATTATACTGGGATAGATGTAAGTTTATTGAGAATTGCTACTGTCGTTGGAACAATAATGACGGGAAGTATTATTTTGTGGATTTATTTGCTGTTAGCAATATTTTTGCCTCAAAAATCTTAATATAAACCAAAGTTGTTTTCAAATCTTTTTAAGGATATATTCAAGGATGATATATACTTTCCCCAACTTGTCTAAATTAGTAGAATTACATAATGAGGCTAGACAAAAATCTTGGTTTGGTAAAATACCAGACCTTCAAATAGACGATAAACTAATGTCATATGCTTCTGAATGGTCTCAAAAAATGGCAGAGGATAATAATTTGAGTCACAGCAACATAAGAAACATAATGAAGCTGGGATTTAGTAGTGTTGCTGAAAATATTGCACATGGACAAAAGGATGAAAAAAGCGTAATGAAAACTTGGCTATGGAGTCCAGGCCACAGAAGAAATATTATGAATAAATCAATGACACATATTGGTTGTGGATTTTCATATTCTGAAAGAAATACCATTTATTGGTGCGTATGTTTTGGAAAAAAGAAAAACCAAACTGTATCTTGACAAATTCTGTGTTGCATGGTACAATAACTCTTAGTAGCAAAGGACTTAAATTTTATTTGATAATTCCAGCATGAAGTTTCCTATGGCAGTTAGAGCAAACAACAGTACATTTAGAAATTTCTTTTAAAATAGTTTTTTTTGAATGTGAACTGTTCTTCATTCTGGAAATATTTGCTTCTTTTACCTTTGGGTCTTTATGATGAAAATCTAAACAAACAGGAGTTTTTTCTTTACAGTATTTGCAGCCTTTACTACTTTTGTACTTATTGATAAAGTCTTTATTCTCCTTTTTGTATTTTTTGTTTCTAATTTTTGTTTTATATAGATATCTTTGTTTATTTAATTCATAGTGTTGTTTATGATATTTAGCCTGACATTCTTTACATCTACTTTGTAATTTACCTAGTTTTTTATTTTTGAAACCAAAGCATGATTCAGTTTTTTCTTCTTGACAGACGGAACATTTTTTGGTATCATTCATTGTATCCCTCACGGTGGTGGAATTGGTATACACAAGACACTTAAAATGTCTCGGCATCTTGCCTTGCGAGTTCGACTCTCGCCCGTGAGATTATACACCGTTTTACGATGTATTTGATTTTTAACTTTAACCAGAAAGATTTTGATATGAATAGTAAGAGTTATTTTCTTGTTGGTGCTTTCGCCAGTTTTTGCCTTAGCGTTGGCATTTGGTTTCTTGGAACTCCAGAAGTCGCTAAGGAGCAAGGCATTTTTGTGGGTCTTTGGGTTCCGAGTATTCTATCACTAGGAAGTTATTTTAATGAGTGATTTCGCATTATTTGTTTGCGGAGTTGTGGTTACGCTCATCGTTGGGATGGGCGTAATTACAAGCCAGGTTTTTATGGGGTATAGACAATTTATGGCACAGGGGATTAATAGTGATGACAAAATCAAACAGACTATGTAATTGTTATGTGCAAAATACTTCTGATAAATCTCACTTTAAAGCATTTGAAATTGTTACCTGTAGAGAAATGCCTGATTATGAGGGAGGAACAATTATAGAAGAAGTTAAAACTGCTGAAGAGTTTCTGAACACCGATGAAGAGGCTTTAGACGATCCTTTCTATAGGATATATGCCATATATAAAGACGGCGCTTTTAAAGCCAGAAAAGCTATAGGTGATTTTCATAATATAGTGGATGCAACTATTTTTCTTGAAGAAATTACTGGTAATAAAGTCTATATTTATTCTTACTAATGATCAATAACAATTATTCTGTAGACACCAGTTGGTGTGACTCTGGTGGTTACTGTGACTTTATGCCAATCAAAGGTCACAAAGATTTAGGCTTTAAAAACTTTAAGAATAAAAGCAGAGCAAAAAAAGCCTGGAACTTTCAACATATATTATCAAAATACAATCTGGCCCCACGACTAATAACACCATTATGCAAAATACCTTACTCATATGATTTGGAGGTTCTCAAAGTATGGGAGCCCAAATATTCTATTACTGATTGGGGTTTTGTTACTCAAAAGGCTATTATGCTAGAAGAAGAAGATAAGCCTATGAGGAGACTGCAAAATTTAGTGGATAAAATTTATGAAAAGACCTGTATCAAATTTTGGGACTGTCATTGGACAAATGTGGGCTATATTAAATATAAAGGTAGAAACAAGCTAGTTTGCATAGATACTGGTGAAGAAAGTTTTCAAGGGTATGCTAATGCTTGGGCCTATGAAGAACCTGGGCCAAAATGTCCATATTGTAATATCTATGCTTGTGAGTGTTCAACAGTATTTACGGAATAAAGGATAAATTTATGCCATATATTGACGAAGAAGAAAGAAAAGAATTAGATCAATCTATTAAAATAATGGTTGAATCTATATTGGATAATAAAACATCATTAAATAATCCTCAAGACTTCAGTAATTTTTTAGGACGTATCAACTACTGTTTTTCTAGAATAATTATGGGTGTTATGAGAAATATTTCATATAAGAATATAGCAATGGCTACTGGTGTATTAGAAAATATAAAACAAGAATTCTATCGCAGAATAGCTGCTCCTTATGAAGAGTTAAGAATCAGAGAAAATGGAGATATCAAAGAATATAGGAGATTAAGCAATGACCGATAAATTGATAGAGCAGTTAAAAAAACATATAGATAAAAATCATAAAGACTTAATCACAAAATATAATGTTCTTGTAAAAAGAACCAATAGTATAATTACTAGTCTTTCTAAAATAGACGAAAAGTTAAATTATTTGGTAGAAACTATGTCTATGTTTGAATTAGTTGAAGAAGATGAGGAGGAAGAATTCGATCCATATCATGTTGATCCAGAAGATTATGAAGATCCAGAAACAGATTAATGCTTGACAACACAGGAAGCCGATGGTATACTTAGGCTATCACAGGACAATTTCAATTTTTGGAGACTACATAGATGAAACTTGCAGATCGTACCGTTGAGATTCACAGCCGTGGCATGGATAGTACCAATCAGTTCACCATCGCCCAGACTAGCAAAATGTTTAAAATCCTTTCGGACTCTCTATATTCCGATAAGGTTATGGCAGTCATCAGAGAACTGTCTACTAATGCTTATGACGCTCATGTTGCAGCAGGTAACAAGAATCCTTTTAAGGTAATTCTTCCTACTCAGGCCAATCCTAATTTTACGGTGCGTGATTATGGTACTGGGCTTAGTCAAAAGGACATGGAGGAACTGTATACCACATATGGTGCGTCCAATAAGAATGACAGTAACGATTTTACTGGCTGCCTTGGTCTTGGTTCTAAGAGTCCATTTGCTTATACTAAGAGTTTTAGTACCACCTCTTACTATAATGGCAAAGCGTACAACTACATAGCGGCTATGGATGAAAATGGAGTACCTAGTCTAAATCTTTTTGGGATTAGTGATACTAGCGAACCTAATGGTCTTGAAATTAGTTTTGGTGTTAAGCATTATGATTTTGGTGAGTTTTCTCATAAGGCTAAAAGAATTTTTCACTACTTTAAGACCAAGCCTATTATTGAAGGTGGTACAGAAGATAGTCTTATTGACCATTCATATTCTCACCATAACTATGTGATTGATGGTGACGGGTGGAAGGTTGGCAGGCTATCTGCGGACTACAATCAATTCCCCAGTTCTTCTAACAATGCTGGTGGAGTTGTTGCGGTCATGGGCAATATCGCCTATCCTGTTAGTTCTGATAAAATTATTGGTGAAGAAGAAGAAACTACCAATAGTAATATTCAAAAGTGGAATCGAACTTTCAAAAGGGCGGATGTTGATAACTGGAAGAATCTAGTCAGAGAAATTCTTAATGCTGGACTATATCTGCAAATCCAATTTGATATTGGTGAATTGGAGATGGATGTTAGTCGTGAGGGCTTGCAGTACACAAAGAATGTAATCAATGTGCTGCGTAAAAAGACTCAAGAAATTTATCTTCAACTCAAAGAAGATATGACCACTAAGGTCGCAGAATCTAAGACTTTGATAGAAGCATATCAGACATACTATAACCTGAGTGATCTTGCTGGTGGGTATAGTGCGGGTGCTAGTTGGACTGATCCTGACGGGAATAAGCACGAACTGTCTAGTGGCAAAGACCTTGAATACAAACTTGGAAAGCACAAGCAACTATATGCTATGAATTTTAGGTCTGGCACATATCGTAGTCGCAGACTTGTTTATCTAACAGATAAAATCCATAGTGAGACTCTTAACGGTAAAGGTAGCAACTACTACTGGAACGCATCAACTAGAAAAGATAAGATTGTATTTTTCCAGTGTGATACTAGAAGTGCCGAGAGTGCCAAGACGATAGTCACAAAGTATTGCAATCTCAATAATTGTTTTGGTTATCTTATGGTTGATAGTGAAAATCCTGAGACTGATTCTGATAAGGGTTTTGACGATCTTATCAAGGATGTTGGTGCTGATAATATTCTCAAGGTTTCAGATTATCGTAGTCTAATGAGGTCTGGGACTCGCAAAAGCGGTGGAGTCTCTGGTAGGATTAGTGCTGATGAAATCTTTATTATCTCAAATTCTAAAGATTGTGATAGTCACTGTAGTCGCCTGTCTGGTAAAGTCCTTAATGATTCTGATCATCTTAGAGAATTGTCTGAAGAATTGCTTAATAGTCTGGAGGATAGTGACCAGATCCTATATATTCCAATGACTAGATATGCGGCAGAAGAAGGTTGCATCAGTATCTACAATGTATACAGAAGATTGCTGCATAAAGAAGAGGACGGTTTGCTAACTAAGATTTGCAAAAATAAGAATGTGTTTGCAATCAAGAAGGCTTCTGTTGATAAACTCAAGAAGCAAGGATATAATCTTGTAGACTTTACCAAGTGGATTAAGCCTAGAGTAGATCATCTTGTTAAAAAGTTTTCTAAGGCAACAGCCAAGTATGAAGCCATCATGAATTATTGTCAGAATCAATATAGTTCTGATGATGAATCTTCTAAAACAAGATGGAATAATACTCATACAGACAGAAGAATAGCATATCATGTTATTAATATGTGCGGGTTTAACTATCGAGAGATTATCCAAAACTCTACACTTTCAGACCTTGTAGATCAATGGATGGTGATGGAATTTTTCACAAACCATGTAATGAGTGATGAAAAGTTCAAGAGTCTTGATAATAATGATTATCTTGCTCACATGACAAAGATTTTGCACAAATATGGTTTGAACGGTTGTGATCCAGCCAAGATTAAAGAGAACCATGTAAAACTTATGGCTCTTTATGCCCAGATTGGGCAGGTGTACGGTTCATATGATGAGTTTGAAATGTCGGAAAATGTATCGAAATATACTAACAAGATTGGCAAAATGTCAGACCTGAGAAAAAATCTTCAAGCAGAGGTTGACAAATCACCGATGTTGAAGTATATTGTTAGTGCGGTCGATGAAGAAAGCATCCAAGAGATCGGAAGCAAACCATTAACAGCAGACGGTTACTATGGATACAAGAGTGACTGGTATGCTAACAATGATCGTGAGAGTTTGGGTAAGGATTTAGGTAAATTGGTTTAAGGGTTTTTAATCACAGGAGTTTTAATAATGAGCGTTCCTTTTATGTGGGTTGATGGTAATCTGACGGTGATCTTGGCTAACAAGGCTCACCAAGTTCTTCCAGATCATACAAATTACAAGTTGATTCTGGAGGCTCTGCCAACTGCAACAGAAGATGAGTTGTTGGGATTGGTAGACATTGAAAAGGCAGTTGCCAATTATAGCAACGGTCAGGTTGAAGTGAAGAACGGGCGAGTTCTCTTTGAGGGCGAAGAAGTTCATGGAAGTATCAGTAAGAGAATTCTAGAGTTTATGAGCAAGGGTCTGCCGTTTGAGCCTCTCGTAAATTTCTTGAAGAATCTTATGGAGAATCCAAGTATGCAGAGTCAGACTGAACTGTATGACTTCTTGGAGCATGAAAATCTTCCTATTACTGAAGATGGACATTTCCTTGCATATAAGGCTGTAACCTCAGGATTCAAGGATAAATATCGCGGAACTTTTGACAACAGAGTAGGTCAAGTTTGCACAATGCGTCGAGCCAAGGTAGACGATAATCGCTCTGTTGGATGCTCACAGGGACTTCATGCTGGAGCATTGAACTATGTGGCATCATACGGAAGTGTTGAGGCTGGGGATAAAATTGTTATCGTTAAGATTAATCCTCAAGATGTTGTCAGTGTTCCTAGTGACTGTAATTGCGAGAAACTTCGCACTTGCAGATATGAAGTAGTCGGTGAATATCAGGGTGAATTGCTCAAGCCTCTTTACAAGAGTGAGTTTGCCGAAGATGAATACCATGATGATGAAGATGATAACATCTATGACCAGTATGATGAAGATTACTGGGATCAGTATGATGAAGATGACGAAGATTATTGATTCTGTGATTGGAAGGGTGAGCATTTTGGGCTATGGTGGTTCGATCCCGCCACATCCTCTGCAACTAGATTCTTGTATCTGCTTTTGGTAGGAGTGTTTTCTGCCCCAGAGACAAATAACTTTCGATTTTAGATTAAGTACATTGAGGAAAATTTATTATGGGAAATTTTAGTAGTGATTTGGGTTTTAATCCATTTGACAAGAACAAAGATGCAGGCATCAGTCTTAGTAAGATGGTAATTTTTTTTGATTCTTTTTCACAAACCCACATCTTTTGTCACAACGGTAATCCTCGCAAGAAAATTAGTAGTATGCAACATACTAGCCATCTAAACGAGGTAATTGCAGCAAACAATAAGGGTTCTGATGCTTACTTTTATGTAAATGGTGGACGTAAGCAATATGCGATAAATAAAATTGCCGCCTGCTTCTGTGATATGGATGCTGGGCGTGATGAAGAAGGCAAGTATTTTAAGCCTAGTGTAGTAATGAAGCACAAGGAGAGGTTCCTCCAGAAGATCAATGAATTTCCTGTGCCTCCTAGTTGGGTTGTAGATACTCGTAACGGTTATCAGTGTTACTGGATTCTTAATCCAAATGATCGTCAAGTTAATAAAACAACATGGAAGGGTGTACAGAAAAAGTTGGCTAATCATTTTGGTGGAGATCCTCTCGCCATTAAGATTAATCAGATTTTTCGAGTACCTTATACTTGGTGGCGTAAAGGTTGGGAGGGTAAGGCTCCTTACTTTACCAGTATCCTAAAAGGCAGCACGGGTTATGCTATGGGTTTTAATGATCTCAAGAACGCTCTTGAAGGAACATCGGCAAATATTGACTATAGAAAAATCAATAAGAGCAGCAATGCTTGGTTTGATGCTTGGAAGGTAGTCTCTGACGAGGCTGCTGCTAATGGTACTCCAGTAGAAAAAATGAGTTATCAAGATCAAAAACAATTGCATCGTAAAGTTGCTGATATTGTTTTTCAAGCATCTCATGGTCAAGAAGCACCAATCATTAACAGTCAAGAGTATACTCCTGATTATAGGAACCCTAATGATAGCGGTTCTATTACCGACCATGCAAAAGCTGTACTTAAAACAATTAGTCAGGATAGGGTTGACGAGTTGGTGAATAAGTATGGGGATAACAGAACCACTGGTGAGCCTCAACCAGTAACCTCTATCGCCGGTTCTGATATGCCTGTGTATGATCCACACAAAGTGCTTCCTAGCGTCGATTTAAATGCTGACACTCAGCAGACCTTCCTTTTAAAGAAAACCGTAGAGTTCCTCAACCAAGTCTCTACACCGCTATGGTTCAGTAAGAATCACTTCCTGAGTAGAGCGGCTAGGGAACTTGCTGACGAGATTAGCGATAAGTTCTGTGTGGGTTGATTTTGAAGTGGCTACGGGGTATAATGTAGTATTCCGTTATACCTCGTAGTCCTTCATTTTTCTGGAGAAAATTATGCATCAAGAACCAGAGCATGAAGATTACGACGATGACGATTATAACTTTTATCCACATCAAGATAATCAAGACAATAATAATATTCCATTTTCTTTTGACTGGAATACTTGGGAAATGTGGTTATCAGATGTTTTGAAAGAAATTATTCAGCAAGAAAACATTGAAGGTAATACTTGGACTTTTACTTTTCCAAACTACTCTTCGCAAAAGAAAAACAAAAAGAAACAAAATCCAGAACTTAACAACAATATTTTATATTTTGGAAAAAATCAATATGATGAAGCAATTTGGAAAACTAAGTATTTTATCTGCAACTATTTTGACATACAATATAAAAATCATTTTATGGCTCATGCTGCACATATTATTAAACAACCTAATTATTACCGCTCTATGTTTGATATACTGAATTAAGGATCTTTATATGAATAATAATGAATGGCTAGAAATACACAACATAAAAGAATTTACAGATTTTATTAGAAATATAGTCTATGTTAGTTTTTTAGACTCTACAGAAGATGAAGAAACCTATGAGATAGATATTTCCAAGAGTTTTGAAACTCTTACAAAAGCAGAAAAAGAGGAAATGGAGGAAGTCCTAAATACAAAGGAATGTTCTAACATTATATTAGAAAATTCTAGAAGATTAAAAAATAAGAAAACCAAAAAGATAAAGTATCTCATAAACGACCAGCTTTTACACAAAATTATTGAAAGCATAAACCAAAGAATGGTAAGCAATATTATTGCTAAGCTAGTTAAAAAGGGTGTTTTAGAGTCTGCTTTTGATGAAGAAAAAAACGATTTTGTATTTTGGAACAAAGAAAAGGACAAGTAATGTCAACTTATAGACCTGCAAGTTTTGATGATGTGATTGGGCAACAGGATGTTATTAGAAGGATTAAAATATCTGTTTTTGGATGCAAACAAAAACACAAGGCTTTGTCCCATATCCTTTTGGATGGGCCACCGGGATTAGGCAAAACAACAATTGCTTCTGCTATCGCTAATGAACTAGGTGTTGAATTAATTACAGCAAATGCAGCATCAATCAGAAGTGTAACAAGTATGACAAAATATCTGCTTAATTTATCAACTTACTGTGTGCTGTTTATTGATGAAATCCATCGTTTGCCAAAATTAGTCGAAGAATTTTTGTATCCAGTAATGGAAGACTTTAAGGCCACTATTATGTCGGGTGGAGAACCAGAAGAAATAGACATTCCTAGATTTACTTTAGTTGGAGCAACAACTAGTGGAGGTAGTTTGAGTCAGCCTTTTTATGACAGATTTACAATCAAAGAACATCTTAAATTTTATAGCCAAGATGAACTAGCTAAACTAGCAAGGTTGAACGCTGACAAGTCTGGATTGTCTATTACAGAAGATGTTGCAAATGAAATTGCGGGTAGAAGTAAAGGTACTCCTAGAATTTTAAACGCTAGACTGGAATGGTACACAAACTATAAGGCTTGTTTTTCGGATCAAGATATTGATGTAAATCAAGTGTTTTTAGAACAAGGTATTGATTCAAAAGGCTTGGATGAAAATGATAGAAAGTATTTAAATGTTCTACAAAATAATCTAGGTAATCCTTTAGGTATTAAAAATATTTCTGGTATGACAGGAATTTCTATGGATACTATTGAAAATAGTATTGAGCCATATTTGGTAAGGATGGGATATGTAGTAAGAACAAGCAAGGGTCGTATTATTGGAAAGTATTAATAGTTGGTGTATTAAGATAAGACATTTACTCAGAAGGTGTCTTATGAAATTCAATATATTTAATTTTATACCATTAAGATTTACCAAAAGGGCTATAGGATGGTCTAAAGTAAGAGCAGAACATTTAAAAAAATACCCTAAATGCGCTGCGTGTGGAACAGAAAAAGGTCTTGAGGTTCATCATATAAAGCCTTTTCATGAATTTCCAGAACTTGAATTAGAACCAACAAATCTTATAACTTTATGTAATAAATCTTGTCATCTGTATTTTGGACATTTAAAATACTTTCAAAGCTGGAATCCTGATGTTGTAATAGATTCAGCTAAATATTATGAGAAAATCAAATCAAGACCATGAATAAAATATTAGCTGTATTATTTTTATCTTTTTGTAATTTATGTTTTGCTGGAACAATGAGGCATGATGTTCCAGAAAATAAATATATAGAATTTGGTAATAAATTTTATTGTGTAAAAAAAATAATAGGGGTTACAGAAGAGAACAACAATAAAACGTATTCTATAGGATCGTGTGTTATACTTAATAGTAATTGGGTTATTACGTGCGCACATCTGGTTGAAGAAAAAATAGATTATATTTACATAGAAATAGAGGGTCAAGAATATATTATAGATAAATTTATTGTAAATAAAGATTATAGTAGTGAAAAAATGCAAGCAGACATTGCTATTGGTTTTTGTAAAAAGGGGTTTGGTAATATAGCTGAGCCTGAACTGTACGAAACAAAAATAAAGATAAACGATTATTGTAGTTTTGCTGGATATGGTAGATATGGCAATATGTTAGTTGGAGCAAAAAAATATGATGGAAAAATTAGGGGTGGAACTAATATAATCGATTCTTATTTTAAAAAAGATATGGTAATTATTAGTGGATCAAAAGATAATACAAAAACACAATTAGAATTTTTACCAAATGTAGGAGACAGTGGTGGTGGATTGTTTATTAGAGGTAAACTTGCAGGAATAACATCGTTGATACTTAGTAAAGATAAAATTGCTGATTCAAATTACGGAGATGAAGGAGCTTTTGTACAAATATATCCCTACCTAGACTGGATTAAAAAATATGTTCAGAAAAAATAAATGTTCACTGCTTCCACATATCAGACAAAATATTTATGGTCTTGATTATAATAATCAACAAGTTATTCCTTGGTCAATATCTCATTTCAATGTTCAACAGCAGTGGTCGAAAGCGCAGGGAGAAGGTGTCACAGTAGCCGTAATAGACACTGGATGCGACTTAGATCATCCTGATTTAAAACATAGTCTAGTGGATGGCTATAATTTTATAGGACGCAACAAGGCTCCTGTTGATGATAATGGTCATGGTAGTCATGTTGCTGGTACAATAGCAGCAGAAAACAATAAAAAAGGAATAGTTGGCGTTGCTCCTAAAGCAAAAATAATGCCAATAAAAAGCTTAGGAAAAGATGGTACAGGTGATCTAAGTAGCATATGCGAAGGAATACTATTTGCAGCCGATAATGGAGCCGATATAATCGCAATGTCATTAGGCACACAAAATGGATCAATGTATATGAGGCAGTGCATTAATTATGCAGTAGATAAGGGTTGTGTTATTTTCTGCGCAGCAGGGAACAGTGGCAAAAAAAGCGAACTAATGTATCCAGCAAAATATACAGATACTATTTCTATAGGATCAATATCTAATAATCTTAAGATATCTAATTTTAGTTGCAGTACGGGTAGCGAACTAGATTTCCTAGCACCTGGAGAAAATGTAATAAGTTGTGTACCAGATGATAGTTACGCAAACATGAGTGGTACTAGCATGGCAAACCCATTTGCCGCCGGATGTGCAGCGCTGTTGATGTCATATAAGAAAAGAAGATTAACAAAGTTTGATTATATAGAACACTTTAGCAGAACAAGCTTAAAGCCGGAGTATTTATTTAAAAAATATAAGTCAAGGGGAATCATAACTCCAAATCTTAGATAACAACCCATGCTTAATATTAGCTGTACAGCAATGTGTGTCAAGTCTTGACATAAACATAAGTTTTGATATAATCAAGTAGAAAGGTTTAGTTGATGCAAGAGCGTATAAATAAACGAAATAGAAAAAAAACAAATAACAAGAGAAGGCTTGACTTTGACGAAGAAAACAGAAGAAGAAAAGACTTTAAGAGAAGGAAAAGAAATATAAAGGAACAAGATTATGAAGAAGAAGATCAATACTCCAAGTATAATTACTAAAATATACAACTTTACAAAAAGTTTATACAATCATATTGTAACAGGAATGCAGAAATCTTCTTATGAGACAATAGACTATAGATATGGGATATGTGAAGGTTGTGAATTTTTTCAGGTAAATATAGAAAATAATGAAGTAATTACCACTTGCAATGTTTGCGGGTGTGCTTTGTCTAAAAAGAAAATTTTTATGAATAAGTTGGCTTGGAAAGACCAGAAATGCCCTGAAGGAAAATGGTGAAATGAGACTAAAAAAAAGATATAACAGTTTATTTTACTATACATCTGATTTGATAGATAGTGTAATAAGCTCAACCAATAATAGCCCAGTAGAAACTAGTATAGTCATCCCAAATATGGGATCTGGAGTTTTTTTTAGAAAGACTGCTGATAAATTTCCTATTTTATCAAAATCTTTGGATATTCAGAAAAAAAGGCCTGGAGAAATTTCAACAACAGAAATTTTTAAATCACAACATAACAACGTTTACTTTTGTCAACTTTATTCTGAAAAACAGCAATCAAATTCTTCTAGAAGTATTGATTATATATTTTTATGTAAAGCTATGCTTAATTTAAGGTATTTTTGTTTTAGAAAACATACAACGGAAGAAAGAAGGGTTGAAATACACCTACCTAAGAGTATTGCTTCTGTTGGAGGCAGATGGAGTACAGTTGCAGACTTAATTGAGGATTGTTGGGTTGATCAAGGAATACCTACTTTTATCTATAGGAATGACTGATGTTTTATTATTTTATGATTTTCGCTCTTTTAGTAGGACTTTTAAACGGATGGTATTATGGAGATAGTGAATAGACTTAAAGGCCAGCGTGTTTATCTTGCTGGTGCTATGGATAGGGTTCCAGACAGAGGTTCTTCTTGGAGAGAAAAAATAACACCATTTCTAGAAGAATTAAATATTATTGTTTTTGACCCATTGAAAAAACCCGGAAATATTGGATTAGAAGATGAAGAAACACATAAAGTTAAAAAACAACTGAAAGCTGAACGCAAATATGATCAACTAGCAGAAATCATGAAAGCTATTAGATCAGTTGATTTAAGGCTTGTTGACATAAGTGATTTTTTAATTGTACACTTAGATACTGATACCCATCCCTGTGGAACATTGGAAGAAATTTTTCTTGCTAATAGACAAAAAAAACCAATCATAGTACATATAGAACAGGAAAAGCATAATTGTCCAGACTGGCTATTTGGGGCGATACCTCATGAATTATTTTTTAGTGATTGGGATCAGATTATAGAATACTTGTGCCACATAAACAATAGTCCAAAAATAAACACACTTAAAAGATGGTATTTTCTCAATGGATAAAACACTAGTTTGTACAACATATTTTTCTAAAAAAATACATCCAAATAATCCCAATGACAGATGGGTTGTAGGAAAAGATAGCGATGGTAGAGTTTTACAAAATAACATAAAATATATAGAACCATGGTATAATTCTATAAATAGTCTTGGTATTAAAGGATTAGTTTTTTATGACAATCTCACAAAAGAATTTATAAATAAATATCAAAATAATAATGTTACTTTTCATAAAGTTGAAAACTCAGAGTATTCCAATAACGATTGGAGATTTTTTGTTTATAGGGATTTCTTAAAAGATAAACTTTATGATTCTGTATTTTTAACAGACGGTTCTGATGTAATAATATCGCAAGACCCTGCTAAAATTATTACAGAACATCCTGATATAGATTTCTTTATCTGTAAAGATAGTATTAAATTAGCGGATTTTGGATATTTAGCTGTTCATCAACAGGCTGGCTGGGAAAACTATTCTTGGTTCGCAATGCAGTGTTTACAAAGAAAATTAGATCTTATCAATATGGGTGTCATCGGGGGTACTTACTCTAACATATGTCAATTCCTAGAAGTGTTCTGCGAAACAAGAACTAAAATGGCCAGCCCTAATTTTAATGCAGATATGTGGGTTGGGCAATATGTTTTCAGACATTTATTAAAAGATAAAAACATAATGCTAGGAGAACCTTTTACAAGCGAATTTAAGAAATACCAAACAGACAGGAAGGATGTATATTTTATACATAAATAATATGAAAGATGTATTAGTTATAATGGGCAATGGCCCTTCGTTGAAAGATTTGAACTGGGATTCTCTAGAAGGTTGTGATACTTTCGGCTTAAATGGGGCTTATAGAATATATGAAAAAATGAATTGGTATCCTACATATCATGGTTGTTTTGATCAGATAGTAACAGATTGTCATCAAGAAAATTTTATTAAACTAATAAATACAGGAAAAATACAAAGACATTTTTATATCAACAACATGTCTGATAAACCTAATTTTACACATATTAATATGCAGTTGTACGGTAGAACTAATCATGTAAATAAAACTCCAGAAGACTTTAAATTTTTTACAGACAATGGAAATAGCGGAGTCAACGCTTGTTCAGTAGGTATGTGTTTAGGATATAAAAAGATTGTTCTTGTAGGAGTAGACTGCAACTACAAAAATTATGTAGAGGGTGCTGTTCCACACAAAACTGGATTAAAAATGGCTAAAACCCCATCTAAAAACCCCAACTATTGGTTTGATGATTATCAGCAAAAAGGAGACGAATACAATATTCCAAGGGGTGATCAGTTTATGAAACCTACATGGTGTGCATTTAGTAGTATCGCTAAAGAAAATGGAGTCAGGATCATCAATTCTAGCAGTGCGTCAAAACTAGATTGTTATGAGAAAATACCACTAGAAGAAGCTATAGCAGAATGTACGACTACCTAATTGTTGGGGCTGGATTATTTGGTGCTGTTTTCGCTAGACAAATAACTGACGCTGGCGCTAAGTGTTATGTTATAGATCGTCGCAAACACATTGCTGGTAATTGTTTTTCGGAAAAAATTAACAATATACATGTTCATAAATATGGTCCTCATATCTTCCATACAAATAACTCTAAAGTATGGGAATATATAAATAAATATACAGAGTTTAATAATTTCACATACAGACCGAAAGTGTGGAATGGCGGTAAGCTATATTCATTCCCTATTAACATGATGACACTTTATCAACTATGGGGTGTTACTAGTCCGAGAGAAGCTGAAATCAGGCTAAATAATTGTAAAGTAAAAATCGATAATCCACAAAATCTTGAAGAATATGCACTGTCTCAAATAGGCACAGAAATATATGAGAAGTTTTTCTATGGATATACAAAGAAACAATGGGGCAGAGAACCCCGCCAGCTTCCTGCATCAATTATTAAGAGAATACCTATTAGACTTACATTTGATGATAATTATTTTAATGACAGATATCAAGGTATTCCGGTTAATGGATATACAGAGGTTGTAGAAAAGTTACTAGATGGTATTCCACATGATACCGGAGTTGATTTTTTGAGCGACAAACACACATACAATAAGCTAGCCAAAACAATAGTATACACAGGAAAAATAGATGAGTTCCATGATTACAGATTGGGTGAGTTGGAGTGGAGAAGTTTACATTTTAAACATATAGTAAAAGATACCAAAGATTATCAGGGCGTTGCTGCAATAAATTATACAGATGACAAAATTCCGTTTACAAGAATTGTAGAACATAAACACTTTAACAATGACATATCTGACCAGACCGTTATTACTAAAGAATACCCACAAACATGGGATAAGACGAAAGAATCTTTCTATCCTGTTAATGACGAAAAGAATAACAAGCTTTATCAAAAGTATAGAGATTTGACAACAGAAACAAGAACAATATTTGCTGGCCGATTGGGAAGTTACAAATATTATAATATGGATCAGATAATAGGCTCTGCTTTATATAAATCTAATCAAGAGGTTAATAGATGAAGATATGTCTACTAGAAGTTGGCCCTAAAGGGCCACTCAAAGAAATTAGAAGCGAAATAATAGAAGATTTTGGTGATGACTATTTTTATGTCACACACGATGAAGAAGTAGACGGCGCTTTGTCATTTAATAAAGGCAGGTGTTGGGCAGAGAACAGGAACTATCTTGCTGCTAATGTCCCTAGAAATTACGACTACTATTGGTTTACTGACTATGACGTAAAGTATATGGTTAAAGAAGGTCGCATCAAAGATCAGATTGTTAAAGATTTAGAACTTATGAAACCATCTGTCATGGTATGCGACTGTCCTAGTAGAGTACATGATAATAGTGGTGGAATTAGAAACACTGGAGACAAATATAAAAATATAGCTATGTCTAATAACCATATGAAAATTGTACATAAAGATTTATTGGATTGGTTTTTCCCTATGCCAACACAATTTGGTGGTATCCATGATTGTTGTCATTTTTTTAATGTTTTAGAAATTCCATTTTTAGATTCAATTATATGTACATTCAACGTACAATGTAAAGGAATTATTAGTGAACCCAGAAGTCAGGGCGGGAATATGCAAGCTATGCATCAATATATATCTCAGGCATTTGGTCCGCTGCTGCCACAAAAAACAACACATAATGAGTTTAAGTTTATTATGCAACATAGAGCTAGTGTTTCTACTCCACAGAAATTTACAGGTATTAACGATATAGAATTAAATAATTACTTTAACATAAAACATTCTGTCTTTAAGGAAAATCGTAGTTGTATCGAATAAAAAAATGAAAATATTTATACCCATCAAACACAACTCTCAAAGAGTTCCTAGAAAAAACTTCAGGTTGTTTCATGGTAAACCTCTATGGAAACATACAGTAGATAAGATTTCTGAAAAACACACAGTATATATAGATACCGATTCTAAAGAAATTATTAATGAGTGTAATAGTCTAGCTAATGTTATAGTATATGAAAGACATGAATCTTTATTGGGAGATAAAACATCAGTCATCTCTTTGCTAAAAAATTTCAAAGAGCGATATCAGATAAAAGATTATATTTGTCAAATCCATGTAACATCTCCCTTCTTGGATTTAAAACATATTCAAGTTGCTAAAGACAAATTGCAAGAAGGTTATGATTCTGTATTTGGGGTTAACGAGATTCGACAAAGATTATGGAGAAAAGAGTCCTACGGATACTGTCCAATAAACCACAATCCCATGAAACTAGAACAAACTCAAGACTTACCAAAATATTATTACGAAAATTCTTACCTGTATGCATTTAAACCTCATGTCTTGGATAATAATAACAGAATAGGTACAAATCCATATCTTTTTGAGATAGAATTTCCTTATAATCTGGATATTGATACAGAAGATGACTGGAGATTGATTACAAATATAAAAAGCAATGATGGGGGATAACAAATGGCTAGTCATAACATCTTAATAAGCTATATTAATAAAGACAAAAAAATTAAAAATAAAAACATCATAGAAATAGGAACTACCAGAGAAGTCACAGATAAACAAGATAGTTCTTCAAAATTTTATTTATTGTCTAAAAAGAAGCAATTTAATTTTATTACTGTGGATATGGATCCAGAAAACACTAAGAACATTAAGTCTAGATATCCAGACATTAATGCAATATGCTCTAAAGGCGAAGATTTTCTAAAGAAATATTCTGGCACTATAGACTATTTATATTTAGATGCTTTTGATTTTTATCATGGTAACCATAGCCAAAAAAGAAAAGCAAGCTATAAAAAAAATTTAGGGTGTGATATTACTCCAGACGATAAATTATGCCACCAAATGCATCTTGAGTGTGTTCAAAACGTTATTGACAAAATGCCATCAAGGTCTATTATTGTAATAGATGATGTTATAGACAGCAAAAGAGGCAAGGGTGTTACGGCTATACCATTTTTATTATCTAATGGCTTTTCATTAATTCAATCTAACTGCACATTCCAAAAGGACTAAATTATGAAATTATCCTGGCAACAAATTCCTTCAAATATAATTACAGAAATAATGTGTAAAGGTTTTGATGGTGTTGTGTTAGATACAGAGCATGGTTGCTTTAATAACGAAAGTATTTATAACTCAATACAAATAATAAAACTAAAAAACCTAAAGGCTTTTGTCAGATTAACTGAAATTTCAGACACTCTAATCAGAAACTGTCTTGACGCTGGGTGCGATGGACTTATTTTTTCCACCATAGAAACAGAACAACAGTGTCAACACATAGTCAAATCATGTTATTATCCACCAAAAGGACAAAGAGGACTTGGCTTAGTTAGAGAAAACCTATGGGGAGAAAAACAGTCTTTTACTAATAAAATGCCCATTATAGTCCCACAAATAGAATCAAAAACTGGAATAGATAATATTGAAAAGATAAAAGCTTATGGTTTTGATTATTATCTCATTGGTCCTTACGACTTATCTTTAAGTCTTGATATTCCTGGTGATTTTAAAAATATCAAATTTCAAGAAGCAATTAAGCAATTAAGGTCTTCTATACCAAATGAAAGAATGGCTATTCATATTCCCAAAGATATAGAAAAGTGGGATTTATGGGAATCAGAAATGTCAGAATGGCTAGAATACAAAAAATATGGCCTGATATGCTTAGGTATGGACACAATAGCCTTGCTTAACTACAATAAAAGAATATTGTGTCAATTCAACAATCCAAAAATACAATCTACTAATATTCCACAAATCAAATATTATGCAGGAGAATAGATGAATACTCTAAACTATCTGGCCCCTATCAACAATACTACAGGATACGGTATTACTTCAACAAATATATTAAAGGCTATATATAAAAAAAATAACATCTTGCCATACCTTTTTCCTATGGGTGGTGTTACTGTAGATGGTCCTGATGAGAAGAAATTGATAGAAAACATAATATCTAAATTCAAAAATGGTTTTGATACGAAAGCCCCATGCTTAAAGGTTTGGCATCCACACGACCTAGCTCTTAGCGTAGGCAAAGGAAAGTATGGTGCTTTAATATTTTTTGAACTAGATACCTTAAAAGATATTGAAAAAATACATATTAATAATCTTGATGTTGTATTTGTAGCGAGTCAATGGGGCAAAAAGGTTCTTGAAAACAATGGTATTAGTACCAAAATAGTTGTTTCTCCATTAGCCGTAGATACAGAAATATTTCAGGATCGTGAGCAAGAAAAAGCTATAGATAAAGATACATATAAATTTGTGAACATAGGTAAATGGGAAATAAGAAAAGGACACGATTTCTTGTTAGAAGCATTTAATAATGCTTTTACCACAGAAGATAAGGTAGAACTATATATGATAAACCACAACCCTTTTCTCAGTCAGCAAGAAAATCAAATTTGGGTAGATATGTACAAAACTAGTGAATTAGGAAGCAAAATAACTCCAATCGCAAGAATATCAACTCATTTTGAGCTTGCCAATTTCATAAGAGGTATGGATTGTGGATTTTTTCCAGCTAGGGCGGAGGGTTGGAACAACGAAATTTTGGAAGTAATGGCATTGAACAAGCCAATAATTACTACAAATTATTCTGCACATACAGAATACTGTACTAAAGACAATGCATTTTTAATAGATATTGATGAATTAACTATTGCTGAAGATGGTAAATTCTTCAATGGAGAAGGAAAGTGGGCCGATCTTGAAGAAAAACAAATGGAGCAAACTGTAGAGTATTTAAGAAGGGTGTATAAAGAAAATATCAAGACTAATCCAAATGGTTTAGAAACTGCTAAAAAATATACCTGGGACAATACAGCCTCTATAATTACAAGGGAGATGTTTGATGCCTCTACCTAAACACAAATCTGGTGAAGACAGAAACAAATTCGTAAATCGTTGCATGAGCGATTCTGTTGCTAAAAAAGAATTTCCAGACACTAAACAGAGAGTAGCATACTGCGTTAAAGAAGCTCGTGAAGGAGCCAAATCATCTTTAATGCAGGATGTACACGACGAACTATTGACCTCTCAAGCCACTTGGGATGACGAATATGATGAGTGGACATGGGAAGTTGTTGCAGAAATGATATATGATGAAGACGGAAATGCTCTTGGGGCAGAATATCAGGGTAGAAAAGTAACATTAAATAAACCATTTTTGACTCCAGACGGCCCAAAGAAAAGAAGTGTTTATGTTAAGAACGATAAGGGTAATGTTGTTAAGGTTAATTTTGGAGACAAAAATATGACCATTAAGAAGAGTGACCCTGCTCGTAGAAAGTCATTTCGTGCTAGACATAATTGTGAGTCACCGGGCCCAAAATATAAAAGTCGCTACTGGTCATGCAAATTTTGGATTTTAATTCCATTAATATTAATGGTAATCTAAACAAATATCTTCTGGAGAAACAGGGAGTATTTCAGTAAATGTCCCTCATAAACGATATACAGAAGGCACTGGCTGAAAAGCTAGACAATATCGACAGTCTGAAATATAAGCAAAATTATGACTATCTAAAGACACCATCTGCTAATATTATTTTCCCTGAGTTGGGAGATATCAATCCTTTTGATATTGTTAAAAGACCCAGTAAAAACTCTAGTCCAGAAACCAAAAAAGAATTAGACCACATAGCCAATCTAGCGAATAATAGGACTATAGAGGAAGTTAAATTGGTATATAATGTAGATGAAAATCCTATGTTTTTATACGAACCAATTATTGAAAAGTTAAAGTTAGATTTTCCTTATCATAAATTCAATACGATATATGAAAATATAGTCTCGCCTCTTATAGACCACTTAAAAAACTATTATAATAGAGCTAGGCCATTTCAGTTAGCAGAACTATATAACATTAAAATAGATAGAATTATTACCAAAACCCATCATACGCCCTCATATCCGAGTGGGCACACGATGTATGCTGCTCTAATTTCTGAAATTTTATCTTCTATATATCCCGAAAAAAAGACTACTTTTGAAGATTTAATACAAAAAACAGCACTTGCTCGTGTATTACAGGGTGTGCATTATCCTTCTGACAATGAAGCGTCTATTAAAATTATCAAAACCATTTATCCAAAACTGAGTGAATACTATGAGAAAATATGATATTTTATCTGATATAAATAAATCTTTGTCTAGCGAAAACGAAACTCCAGAAACAGAACTAAATGAATATAAGCAAGATTTTCTTGAAATGAATATAGGATCACTAAATGGTATTATGAGAAGCGCACAAAGCATACTAGAATCATTAGATGACCCAACAGTAAAAAACAACTTGACAGAAAGCTGGATACAGGGTAAAATTGCTATAACAGAGGATTACATGCGAACTATACATGAATTTGTAAAGTATGTTCCTTCAGATGACGATAATGCTTTTGCTGGTGACAAACCCGGCTTATGGGAAAACATCAGAAAAAAGAAAGAAAGAGAAGGAAAAAAATATCGTCCATCTAAACCTGGAGATAAAGACAGGCCAAATCCAGAAGCATGGAAAAAAGCCCAAAAATAATTTGATTTAAGTTTAACACTATAGGAATTACAATGGAAAAAGAATACAAGGATCTTGTAGAATATATTGATATGGCAAAAAAGACAATTAATGCATTTTCTAATAGAATATGCCCAGGAATTTGCAACCAAATGAGCAATAGTGAAGATGCTATTGCAGATATAGCATATGCTATGATGTCAGCCGATTGGAAATATGATGCTTCTAGAAAAGGAAAGATTAGCAATCAATCAAAGTCTAGATATTCATATAGGAATCAATGTGCCATTTGGGCCATCCAAACATATATAAAAAAATACCTAAAAAGTGGCAAAACCCTATATCTTAACAATCTGATAGGAGACGAAGATGATGCAAGTTTTTCTGATATACTAGAGGACGAATCTCAACAAGAACCACTAGAAAATATAATTGAAAAAGAACAGCATACAATTAAATCTGAATTGATTAAAGAAATATTTTCATCAGAAATATTAACAGACAGTCAAAAAGACAAATTGAGAATGTACTATATTGATGGATTTAGTTTAGCAAAAATAGGTGATCATTATGGAGTAACTAGAGAGGCTATTAGACAGAATATCAAAAATTCTGTTAGTAAGTTACAGGAGGCTCTTGTATGAAAATTTATGTTCTATCAGCAATTTTTTCAGCCGATCCGTCTCAGAATAAACCATATTTGCTTACTTCCAATAATGATGCAGAGCTTCTTCCAATAATAGAAATTGAAAATACCGAACATTTTCATAAAGAAATATTTCATAAAATAAAATCAATTTTTACACTAGATACCATTAAGGTAGAATCTGATTGTAGTTATAATTTTTTAGACATTCAAAATGATTTGTCAGTACAATATGTCGTAGATCATTATGAATTTGTAAAAAAAGACGATTTGATAATTACTTACGGAGGAGTATTGCTTAAATATCCTTGTTTGGAAAATTTTACTTGGACTGAATATAAATTGAATGATCAATACAATGGCTATAGCCCTGATACAAATCTTAATTTATTATTAGATTATATCATACAAAGAATAAACCTATAAATATGCACAATAACGATATCTTGCAAGATATTCATACCTATGGAGCAACTCTAAGTTGTAGAGATATATTTTTACATAATTTTTTTTCTGGCACAGAAGAGGATAATCCTGGTGTTGATTATAGGATGGCAAATATATTCTTAAAGAATTTAAAAATGCTTGAGAACAAATCTTCCGACCCCATAACAATCCATATGAATAGTATTGGTGGCTCATGGTCGGATGGTATGGTTATATACGATGCTATACTAATGTCAAAATGTTATATTAGCGTTATTGCTTACGGTCAGGCAGAAAGTATGAGTAGTATTATTCTACAAGCAGCAGACCAAAGACTAATCACACCAAATACATACTTAATGTTACATTATGGTTCTACCAGTGCTAGTGGTGATTATCTTAGCACTCAAAACTGGATACAATATGAAAAGTATCTTTGTGATACTATGCTAGACATATATTCAGAATGTTGTCTTAAGGGTAAATTTTTTAAAGAAAAATATATTAAACCAGATTTGAAAAAAATAAAAAATTTTTTATCTAAAAAATTACAAGATGGAGATTGGTACATGACATCAGAAGAAGCTGTATATTATGGCTTTGCAGACAAAGTTATTAAGAAATCCTAATGGTGTAATTTATAGTAGTCCTTATACTACTATGATGTATTCCAACATGAAAATAGAATTTCAATATACAGACTATTCTTCTTCAAATCAAGAAATACTTTCTGTTTTGCATGAGATAGAAAAATTTTCTTTTGTTGAAAAATTTAGTGTTCTGCCTCCTTATATTAAATACCTCTCAGAAAAACTTTCACCAGACAGTAAAATAAATATTTCTTCGGTTATAGATTTTCCTTTTGGTATACTATCTACAAACAATAAACTAGATATTATTAAAAGGTCTATTCAAGATGGGGCCAAGTCTATAGAAATAGTTATGCCATCGTTTTTAATAAATAATAGACAGAATACAAAAATTAAACAAGATATCGAAAAATGCTATGATTTATGCTCAAAATATGCTGTAAATTTACACTATATTCTAGAATACCGCATTTATAATTATTCGTGTCTATCTAGGCTAGTAAAACTTCTATTAGGATTTAATCTAAATGACATTTATATCTCTACAGGATGTAGAATAGATGATATATATGATCATATTATTGCAATAGCTATGATCATCAAAGAAAATACAAACGCTAATATTATTTGCAATGCAAATATATTTAATAAAGAACATCTAGAAATATTAGAATCATCCAATTTAAAACACTTTAGGGTTAATAGCATCAACTCTCTTTCTATGGTTCGAGAAAAATACCAAATTTAAACCATTTTGGGGTAAAATAATTAGTTCCTATAGCTATAGTTAACCGATCAACCATATGGAGAATAGAAATGGCAACAGTACAACAGGGCAACTCAGCCGTAACAGCTACCAGCACAATCAATAATGGTGGAACAGCCATAAATGTTGGTACTTCTAGTGTTTTAGATACCAGATCATTAGGCACAGCAGATGTAGGCGTATTTGGTTCAGCAGTAGTTTCTGGGGTTAATGCAGAAAAAGCAGTAGATGCTGGTACTTTTGCATACGATAATCAAACTGGCCTGATAATGAGAGTAACAGAATCTCTTGCAACAGTTTCAAATGATGTTCTTGTTTCTGCTGCTGATGATGTAGAGAATGCAAGAAGTATTCATCAAATTTCTGGGGTGTGGATAACTGATCAAACTAGTGCCATTAGAAATGGCGCTTGGAATTCTTACAGTGGTGAATTTAGTCCTGCTACAACAGGAGAATTAACAGACTTTGGTGTTGATGCAGCAGCTAATCCAACAAGACCTATTCCTGGCGAATTATATTATCTTCAAGGTGGTAAAACTCCAGTAACTGGAACTTATTCATCTAAAAATACTTAATAGGTGTATAATCATTTTAGAGAAGCCAGGGATGTAAAGGCATCTCTGGCTTTTTTATTACCATAAATTGGAGCAATGGTATGTCAGACCCAAATACAGTAGGTAATTTTTTAGAAAGTCTTACTACCTCAATGCTTAGTGTAATTATAGCACTAATAGGATTTTGGACTACATTTATTAAAAACTTAGTAAACAGAAAAGATGTAGAAGAAATGATTCATAGATGTTCTCAGTCTAGTCAGTATTCTCAAGACCGACAATACATTATGGAAAGATTAAATAGTCATAAAGAAGATACAAATATTTTATTTAAGGCATTAGAAAAAAATACAGAAGTTATGACAGAATTAAAAATACAGATAGCTACACTAGGCAAAACATTAGAAGCATTAGAAAATAGAATCGAAAGGTAATATTATGGCATATGAATATGGTAAAACCAAAATTCAATTAAGAAGAGATACAGCTGCAAATCTCTCTGCTGTTGTTCTTGATAATGGAGAGCCAGCATACGCTACCGATACACAAGTTCTTAAAATAGGCAATGGTTCAGATAGCTTTTCTGCCCTGGCAGGTATCGCTGGTGGTGGTATTTCCGATTTAACGGGAGACAGCGTTAACCAACGATTAGAATATACAAACGAATCTGGAGTAATTTCATATGTAGATCTTGCTTGGACAATGGATGATACAAACTTAGCAAGATTAGTTAGTGGCACTATTAATAGTTCTGGAATTGCTACTTTTGAAAGAGATGATGCTACTACATTTACAGTAGATTTCAGTTCTTTATTTGACGGAGATATAACTTCTGTTACTGCCGGAACAGGTCTTTCTGGTGGAGGTACAACTGGAGACATAACTCTTAATATCGACTCTACAGTAATTCAAAGCGGAGATAACGTTAGTCAACTAGTAAATGATGCTGCCTATATAACAGGATATGTCGAAACAGATCCTGTGTTTGGAGCATCTGTAGCTTCTATCATTAGTAGCGGAGATATATCTAATTGGAATGAATCATATAGTTGGGGAGATCATAGTTCTAGCGGATATTTAGTATCAGGAAATAATGTAAGTCTACTAAACAATGATGTTCCATACTTAACTAATATAACTGGCTTGGATACTACCAACTTTGATTCTTCTACAGTTGTAACAGAAGCCGATGGCATTAGTAGTAATGACAATGACACCACTCTGCCAACGTCAGCTGCTGTTAAAGATTACGTAGACAATAATACAGTGATAGGAATCGCTAGTGATACTGGTGTTGCTGGTGGGGGCACTTCTATAGCTAACATTGTAATTATTGCTAGTTCTGATTATAGTGGAATTACTCCCGATACATCAACACTATATTTTGTGACTGGATAGCATGTCTAAAGAAATATACGATAAAATTTTAGGTGCGTTGGTTAAAGGCGTAGAGCCTGATATAGAAAACGTAGAATCATTAGGATATGTTAACTTCAAAAGCACAGCATCTTCATCTATAAATATGGGCGGGACTGATGTAAATAGAGTTTATGTTTGCGAAGATACAATTCATGTCCCCAATCAAACAGACTTCTCCGCAGATGTTTTAATAATAGGTGGTGGAGGAGGTGGTGGAAGTGGTCAAGGTGGCGGTGGCGGTGGTGGTGGATATAGAGAGTTTACTAAAAAATATTATAAAGGAACAAGTTATACTGTGACCGTTGGTGCTGGCGGTTCTGTTAATTCTAATGGAAGTGACAGCTCTATCGAAAAAATAGGAAATGGGGGTGGTGCCGGAGGAAATGCGCAAGGGGCAACGCAAGAAGCCTGTAATGGTAAAGACGGTGGATCTGGCGGTGGTAGTGGATTAACAACTAATCAATCTTTTAGAAAAACATACAGCGGAAATTCTTTAGACACTAGATGTAACGGCTCTAGTCAGGGATACCCCGGAGAACCCGGACCATTAGAAGTTCTAAGTTCTGGTGGTGCTGGTGGTACTGGAAGCAATTTTAATGGTGGTCCCGGTAAAACCAGTAATATTACTGGAGCTAGCGTAGGTCGTGGCGGTGGTGGTGCTTGTGGCTTTGGTTCTGGTACTGCCACGGATGGCGGCGGGAATCCATACAGCAATGGCACAGTAAATACTGGTGGTGGTGGTGGTGGTGGTGGTGGAAATGGAGGCTCTGGGTTTGTTTGTATTAAATTCCCAGACACCATTACGATTACAATTGACTGGGGCTTATCATATACATCATACACAAGCGACGGCTATACTACTGTTCAGTTTATTGCTGGTACAGGTACAATTTCATTTAATAGTGCTGGCGGCGGCAGTAGTGAATATTTAGATACATTATTATTGTACCCATTTGATTCTGATGCAAACGACGCAAGTAGCACTGGCAACAATTTGACACTAACCAACGCATCAATTGATACAAGCGTTAAGAAATACGGGGCCGGATCTCTTAAATTTACAGGCTCTGTAGCAAACGGTAAAGCTCAAGGAGTTATGCCGTCATTAGGAACGGGGGATTTTACCATAGAATTTTGGTTGTATATGGCCAGCATGAGTAGCAATCAATACATTCTGGATAGGGGGCAGGGCAGTAATTTTTCCTATGACAGCCCCGGTTTCGCGTTATTTACAACAACCAGCAGTAGATTTTCTTGGATGATAAAAGATTCTTATGACTCAGAAGAAGGGGCATATTTGACATCTTTACAGATAAACTCCTCCTCCTTATCTTCAGCCATAGGATCTTGGGTTCATGTCGCCCTAGTAAGACAAGGAACAATATATCGTATGTATATAGACGGAACGCAGGAGGCTTCTGGGGCAGGATCGGCTACAGATTTTACCCAACATAATTTCGCTATTGGAGACGCAATGGTTAATGGTGGTGGCGTATTCCAAAATTCATATGTAGATGACTTTAGATTATCATCAACCTCGGTATACCCAGATGGAACAACATTTACTGTACCATCAGCAGCGCATCCAACCAGTTAGGAATATTTTTATGGCACATTACGCTTTACTAGATGAAAACAACATTGTCCTACAAGTGATTACCGGAAAAGACGAAGGCAGAGACACTGAGTGGGAACTATATTATGGTAATCTAACTGGTAAAATCTGCAAACGCACATCATACAATTCTATGGCTGGACAACACTCCATGCCAGATTGCACATGTTTTCGTAAAAACTATGCCGGCATAGGTTACACATATGATGAAACCAGAGATGCATTTATTCCACCAAAACCGTATAATAGCTGGGTGCTTAATGAAGATTCTTGCACTTGGGAAGCCCCGGCCCCCATGCCAACAGAACCATTGGGGGAAAATAAATTTTATATTTGGGATGAAGACAGTATTAGCTGGATGATAAACCAAGCTTAATGGTGTATATAAATAAGAATATTCACACCCTCTTTAAAAAGGTATAAAAATGGCCATTTCTACGACAGATGTAATTACTCCAGCAAATACAGGATCAGACAATATCAGTAATGGCAATGCTGTATTACATGTAACAGAAGGTGGGCTAACTAAATCTCTTCCTACAGATTCTTATGCTTCTAATCCTACTTTTAGTGGCGTAGAAGCTAAATATACAGATAGGTTTGATGAAATTGCTTACTACAATACTGCTAGCGGGATTGATGGCGGAGGCGCATAATGTATAAGCCAGGATATCGTACTTCGGAATTTTGGTTTACTTTAGTTAGTTTTATTATTAGTGGTTTATTTTTATTTGGTATTATTAAAGATGATAGTACCAAAGACGAATTAATAGGCGTGGTAACACATTCTGTTGAAAGTATAATATTAATCATAGGGCAGTTTGGCATTTTTTGGAGATATTTAGATCATAGAAATAAATACAAAAGAGACTATAGCAAAAATCAGCAAAAAGAATACGAAAACATAGGTAAAGAACTAGAAGATTATATTGGGGTTGACACAAAGTCCGATCTTATTAATATAAATACAGCAACTTTAGGCAAGTTAATACAACTACCTCATATTGGTCCAGGATTAGCTAAAAAAATTATTGACTACAGAATTGAAAACGGATTTTTCCAAGATATTGCAGATCTTATATTGGTTGGTGGTATCGGTGAACAGACTTATGAAGATATAAAAGAATATATTACTACAGGAGATTCTAATGGAGAAGACAACTAGTGATTTAGTTAGGGATGAGTTAAAATCTTTAACTGATTATAGTAAGAAAGTATTTTCCACAGTACATTCTTTCGCCATATCTGAAGTGTGGAAAATTTTACAACTATTAGTGGCATCAACAGTTCGCATTATAGAAAACATAGCTATAGATTTATCTGGTCAAGAAAAAAAACAACTAGCTATGGAATTAATAGAAAATTTTTATGACGATATCTTTGTACATATTGATTTACCATTTCTTCCTAGTGCAGTAGAGTCGGTTATACACAGCTATATTAAAAAAATACTAATGATGCTCGTCGATTCTGCTATAGATGCAATGGTTTCTACATTTAAGGATGTTGGGATTTTTTCAAAAGAAACAGTTATTGCTCAAACAGATAGACAAAAAAAGAAGCCCTTTAAAGATTTTTGTGGTAACATAGGTAAAATAATAGGAGACATAAATGATGGTCCATAATTTAGAAACTTTCGGAGCAGGTATCAAAACAGTGGATGTTTTATTATATACTGGAGTAGCAATAGTTGTTTATGTTTTATTTAAAGAACAGGTACACTCTTTGTTTAATAAAGTAAAAGACAGTCTGAATAAAACCAAAACCCCTAACTTACCAAGTGTTGATATGGGTGATTACAATAATTTAGAACCTGATACTCAAGATGATATATTTTTTCAATTGATAATGAGCTGGAAACAAACAAGAGATCTAGCAGAAAGTTATGGAGCAAATAAGGCTGTAGAGATTGCTGATCAAATGTTTCCACACCTAGTACCAGGGGAACAAAACCATGATGAAGAATAAATTAGTCCTAGCTGTTGGGATCGTCTTAATAGGCTTTGGTTTATTTGGTAAGTACTCGCCCACAGATACTTTAAAACCGACCGCTCCTGCTGTAGAGAGCTATGTTATAGACGCTCCTAGCGACGAAGCGTTATTAGAAAAAGCCCGGTCTGTGGTTTCGGTTCTAAAAGAATCAAACGATTCTACCAAAAGATTAGATTGTCTAAAATTATCTTCACTATATTGTGATATGGCCACACTAATAGAATTAGACAATAATGATACAGTTATTAAAGATACTGCCTCTATTCGTGAAGCAAACAGTCTTGCTGGTAAAATGCTTAGATTAAATATTAAAAATAAATACCCAAATCTTGCAGAATCTTGCAAAAAACTAATTGTTGAAGCTATTGGAGAAGACGATGTGGTATTAGATGAAAATATGAGAAAAAAGGCCTGTGATGCTTTTAGGGCTTTAAGTTGGGCTTTTTACGAGGGTAGTAAATAATG